GGAAACCTACTTGGTCTAATCGAATAGCATCAAAAGATGATTCAACTACATATACTGTACCAGATGATTTAATTCTGTGCAGGTTAAATAATATCTTGCCTTTTGGAAGTCCTGGTGTATTTTTAAAGTCTTTTCCTTCAATTGTTCTTGCAACAAAGCCAAGACACATGCCGTCTGGTGAGTGCATTGGTATAGTTATTGAATCTTGTTTTTCTGAATAACCAAGTGAAAACTTTGTAAACGAAGAACTATTAATTTTCCTATACTTTAAATAATTTTTAGGTTTTTCATCTGCAAGCAGTTGGTTGTGCAAACGCTTTAAAATTAACTCATCGTATGGAGTAAACTCTGGTGGGGCAACTAATGCTTTATTAACTAACTTCTCAATGTCATGTTCTGTTTCTTTACTTTTAATATAACGAACTGCCTCAAAGTATGTTCGTCCAGACATATGCATAATTAGTTCTTCTAGGTTTTTTGTTGTCTGGCAACCAAAACAAAAGAATAGTCCACTATCTTTTGCAACTTCCCCAGCAGGTGTTCTGTTGTTATTGTGGTATGGACAAAAGATTATAAAGTCGTTGCCAAACTCTGCCTCAATGTCAACTCCAGAACCAACAAGAACACGCTTGATCTGTTCTTGTGTGTATATGTTACTTGTCTTCATAGTCTTTATACCTGTAGTATCCCTTGTCAAAATCTACCTGAACTAAGAAGTCACCCATAAAACCATTACGATTCTTGCGGAATACACATTCAATAATATCACTATTAGTTGCACGACCAAGTGCCATAACCCAGTCAGCATCATAAGCAATCTGTCTAGACCAAGCAGTTTGTCCAAGTGTAGGAGGACTTGATAGATCCTTTACATCGTCTGGTGTAGCAGATGAGATAGCAATGATAGGTACTTCTTCACCAATAGACATTAGTTTAAGTTCTCTTGAAAGGTTCTTCATTCGTACCGTTTCAGAATCAGCCTTCTGGTTTGGAGACATAAGTTGAAGATAGTCAACCACCACAAAGTCTGGACGGTACTGATCAATCTTTCCACGAATAACAGAAGGAGTTACTTCTCCACCACTATCATTTGAAATAATGTGAAACTCTGGGCGACCTTCAACTTTGTTGTGGTGCCATTTCTTTAACATATCAATTTCTACTTCGCCATTAGATAACTTTCGGTGTGACCAAAGACCTTCACCCATAATAGCAAAAATACGATTACGAACTTCTGTCTCAGACATTTCAAGAGAAATAATAAGTGGTGACTTACCTTGCTTCCAAGCCTGCACTGCAAAGTATAAAGCCATCCATGACTTACCAATTCCTGGGTAGGCAAGAAATACACCCAACTGTCCTGGCATGATTCCAGATGGAAGATAGTTATCAAACCCTGGAAGGTTTGTCTTAATTCCTATTTGTCCAGTTTCTTTTTGCTTCTGAACCATTTCGTAGTACGCAACTGCTGAGTCAAGATCTGTTGCATCAATATCACGAATTGCAGAAGTGTTCTTTTTTAATTCTGATGTTTTTGTAATTAGGTGTTCAAGGGCTTCTCCACCGTTACCGCTTTGTACTTCTCCTGCAGCATTGCGTAAAATATCTTTTAGACTATCGTTAAGATATTCAGTTTGTAGTTCTGCTAGGTGATGCTTTGTTGCTCCAATGCCTGGTACTGGCTCAAAGTCTCTAAACTTTTCTGTAACTAAATCTGCTGGAGGAAGGCATTGATTGTTTTCAGAGTATAAACGAATAAAGTTCCATACATCATTATGTGTTCTTAGTAATGTTTCAACATTTGCTTGAAGCAATACGTGAATCTGTTTATCTTGTAATACTGCAGAAATTAACTTTGCCTCTGTGTTATTCACTTAACCACTCCTTTGCTAATTTCCTACGTTCTTCACGTTCTTTTTTATCTTGTTCTACTTCTGCTTTTCCGTTAATAATTTTTTCTGCATTGTATGCAAAGTAGTTCCATGATGGATCCTGTGCAATACTAAAGTAGTACTCAAGAATATCATAGCACTGACTAATACCATATGACTCTACAAGGGCATCAGCAGCCCACTGCTCAACGTTTAGATTAATATTAGACTTCTGCTCATACCGTTGCAAGTAAAACTTGTTAAACCTACTGAGCAAAGCCATTCGGTCTTTGCGATCAGCCATTATTCTGAGATTTCAGATTTTGCTTCTTGAATCTTCTCTGTAAGTTTATCTTCTACAAACTTATAGACACGAGCAAAAGCCTCGTCTACATTTTCACCATCACGCTTTGAATCTACAATACCTAAATCAAGGCGTAGTGATTGAAAATTTCCTAGATTAAGTGTATATCCAAGTGTTACAGATACCTTTGTATTATCGTTTTCCATTATCCACCCATTCAATAATTAAATAGACTCACTCCACACTGGAATAAATCGCCCATCTTCTGTCTTCGTATATGTAAGTATACCGTCTCCCATTCGCCTTGTCAACTCTTGGCTTGTAGGAGTCATGTTGTTTGTTATTAATTTATCTTTTCTTGGTTGTCCAATATGTATAGTTGCCAGTATAGCACAAATCTCTCTAACGTGATCTTCTGAATAATATGCTCTTATTTGAAACCCTGTTTTTCCATCAATGCTTGATCCAACTGGTGGAGGAATAACTCCTCGTTTTATTAATCTTGGCATATATTTTCTATGACGATTAACTAACTTAGCAGTCTCTGCAATTGTATATGCTCTTTTTCTATTTCTTCTAAAATCAGAACGTAGACAAGTTTCTAGTCTATCTTTGTTAATATTATAAACAGTTACCATTCCTGTTGATCTAGAACTATGGTGAAGTCTTACTAAGTCTCCATTGAGAAACCATATTTTTTTACCGCCAGAAATTACAGGTTCGCTATTATATGCTTCGCTCTGAATTTTTCCTTTTGCAGTAACCATTTTCCCTCCACAGATTCGGTAGGTGGATGATAAAATTTTCTGTTTCCACACTTTACACAATATGTTTCTAGGTGGTCTATGTTTGAATGTATTCTATCAACAAGCATTTTTCCTTCGCATCTTTTACATTTCATACTAGTTTGGTACACCAATTGCAATAATGTTTACCCCTACAGATGCCGTTCCAGATGTTCCATATTTTACAATAAAACTTACATCTGATGCAGATATTTTTGATATCACCACTGAGGTATTTGTTCCTGCACTTGTTCCACTTGTATTAACAATAGATGCCGTAACAATTGGAGGAAATTTAAAATTAGAATATGAAACTGAATATTCTTTTTCTTGACCCGCTGTTACTATTTCAGCATCTGCAATTCTTTTAAATTTTGCAACAAATTTAGTTTCTGAAGTTTTTAAACTTTTCTTATCTGCTCCCACAACATCAACATCTGTGTAGTTATATGTTGCATCAGAAATTGAGGTAGATAAATCATTAACAGCCTCAACTAACTGATAGATATAAGTTACATCAAGAGGTTGACCTCTTTCTGGTAGTGGTACTTTTGCCATGTTTTCCTCCTAATTAATTATACCAAAGACTCTGTTCCAGAGTCAAAGATATTGAGTGCTGCTTTAATTGCTTTTTTAGATGATACTAACTGAACTTTTACTCGCACTGTTGTTGATCCTTCATTTAAAAACGAATATGAGTGAACGGCTGAGGTTCCATGCCAATAAAATGGATCCCCATCAAAACTTACAAATATATCATAGGATGGGTGTTTATTTTGATCTCCCCAAACTGCTGTAATTATTGTCTGAGTTATTGAAAGTGCTCCACTAGTTTCAGAAATAGAAATTCCATCTGTATTATATACAGGAGACCAGTGTGATGTTCTGTTTTTGTCTTCAGAGATAATCCTATATCTAAGGTTGTATCCAAGAGTGTCGCTATTTATTGGAGGCAAAGATGATTTAGGGATTCTAACCTTTTTTATATTTGCATCAGGCATTAGGTTACACCTATAGAAAATCTAAACTCAATATAATTATTTGTATTTGGAGATTTAATAATTGTTGTTTCATCTGAATTTTTAATTACAGAGTATCCCGTTAGTCCATATAAAGGATTTACGGTTGAAATATTTTCTAGTCTCATAGCATCTAATGCAATGTAATAATCAGATGATGGTAGAGGTCCTCCACTTACTCCAGTATCAAGAACGCATGCATAAATCTTAACAACAGTTACTGCGTCCCAAGTAAAATCTTGACTAGTATAAAGTTCTTGGAGTTGTTTTGAAACTATAAAATATCTATTTGTTGCAAAGTCATATCCATCTACACCATCTTCAATATCAACCTCAAACCTTGCATAAGTTGTTGGTGACGAACTATCGGTTCCTGCAAAATCTACCAAGATTCTAATTGTATCTGGAAGAGCAACAGAGTCTCCATCTTTATTTACTAAAGAAAATGCAAGCCTTAGTTCATCTGTTGGTGAATTTTCTGTAAAATCAACATTTGGTCCTGTTAAATGTATATGGTTTGATCCATCTTCAACAACTATATGATCAACCCCTCCAGAGCCTCCACCATCTAAAGTTAGGTCTGAATCGTCTCCTTGAATTAAAATTGTATTATTTAAAAATCTTGCTCGTTCATATCTTTCAAGTCGACTTGTTTTATAGAATATTGCGTTATCTGCATTTGTTTGAAAAACATTATTATGTGCTATAACATTGTCATCTAAGGGATCATCAAGCGGAGAAGAAACTGTCTCTATGGCTACTGCAGCACTTGTCGTGTGATACACCCAGGACTCTCCCTGAGCAAAAGAAAATACTGTTTTGCTATCGTAGGCTCCAGCAGATGGGTTTGAGCCTGCAGAGTATAGGCCTACTTCTGTAATTTCATACCTTTCTTCTGTTGGTAGTTCTGCTGTTAGGACTATCTTATCAATACCGTTTTCATTTATAAAGCCTCTAGAAGAAATAGGTACTCTAAACATCTCAAAGTCTAAATTTTCTTTTGTTGCAAAGTTATCTGACACATCCTCGGTTTGTAGAGGTTTTGGACCACATCCAACAGCCAAGTATGAAGCATATGCTGGTGCTTGACCAAGCATATATTTTCCGATAATGCTTTTACCTTTATTAGTTATCATGATGCAGTTTCTCCAAAGTTTATATCATATATTGTACCATTTATAGAAATTTCAGATTCTACTTGTTCATCATTATTCATATTAACAGTTTCAATTATTAGGTCTCCAGTTGCTGCCTCAACATATACGTTTATTCCATCTTCTCCACTGCCCTCTTCTGGCACCTTTTCATCAAATTTTATAGAAAAATTAGCAAAATATTTATCTGAGGTTTTTTGTAATGAAAAAAGGTTGTTGGGATTATATATTTGTTGAATTAGCCCTAGGTTTTTAATTGGAGAATAAGAAATTTTTTGTCCATTAATAATGTCATTTCTAGAGATACTCAACAGTTCATGTCCACCAATATCTTCAAAGACAAGATCAATCATTATTTCTGGAGATATAGAATCATCTTCAAACAAAACTGTATCAATTGGTGCTGTTTTCGCTGGATCAACCTTATTAACTGATACAGAGGCTCCTAAAGTAAAAGGAGTTGCAGATAAATATGTTTTCTGCCCCGTAGTTGTTGTTTGTGATGATACAGAACTTGAAGTAGAGGATTTTGGAGTAATTCGATTGCTGTCAACAGAATAACCATTTGGACTAACGACTGGCTTACCTTCTTTAAAATCAGTCAAAGCCTGCCCACTATCCCAATACGGATCCGTAACAGATATTGAGGCAAGAAGATTTTTTTGATTTTGATCAAATCTTGCCTGTTCTGATGCTGGAACAATAGCACGGCCACCACCAGATCCAAACTCATTAAATGAATCTCTGTATTTCATTGCCTGAACTTTTTCGGCCCAGGTTAACACTTTACCTCCAGAATATGGATCAGACATCTTGCATCTCCTTTTTATTTATATAAATCTTCATTTAAACTTCGCTTAAATAAATAGTCATTGATGGTCCTTCAATAGATCTTGAATATTCAATATTATAAATAACAAACCTTGAAGAATCAGAAGCAACTAAGTTAAGTCCAGAAGGGTCTTTATAGTTTACAGTTACAATGTCTCCAAGTTGTAGTGTTGGTATGCTAAAAATGTTAATACCAATAGATTTTTTAGGTATCATAACTTTATTAATAATCCAACTCATCATTGCTTCTGCATCATCCTGTGTTTGTATATATGTGCTGTCAATACTAAATTCATTTTTACCATAAGTAAGTCTACTTAGTTTAATTTCGTCATACCTTGCTTTTTCAACTAACGGAGATAGAGTTAGTGTACTGCCTAACAACTCTGGATCGGAAAGATTGCTTCTTTTCTTAAAAAATTCATCTACCGTTAATTCATGTGTTGTGTCTTGAGTAAAGGTAATTCCCTGGATTCTTAAAAAATTTCCTGTTGTTTCGTCTAGATTCAAAGCCTTGTCTGTTGAATTAAATATTAAAAACTCTGCACCATATGAGTCTGCATAAAATCCTGAAGTCGTATATCCTTTTATATTGTTAAACGTTGGTGATAATTTTGCATAAAGTGCAGGATATGCACGATCATATTTAATATCAAAATAAGCACATTCACGCATGATAGATCCAAACTCTTCAAAATACATATTATATTTTGGTGGCTGTTGAGAACTTATTCCAGAAAGATAGGTTGACTGAACGATACCACTCATGGCATACTTTCTAAAAGATTCTGTTACATCAACAGACCTATCTCCAAACACATTACCAATTGTTTCGTTAACTGTAAAAACTGTATTTTGGCTATAATTCTCTGATAAAGCGTAAATATTTTCAAACATACACTTAGACGATCCACGCACAAATAAAGCCATGTTGTTATAAGTTGGAAGTGGGTCTATATCATCAACAACTTTGATTAGTTGATTATTTATATAAAGATAAAACCTTCTAGTCTTACCAATATCCAGGTATTCAACTGACAGATCGTATACAGTTGAATTTTCTTCACCTGAGATTCTTTGCTGACCTGTAAATCTTCCGTCATCAACTAAAATCTTTGTAAGACCTCCCCAAAGTTTTATTGGGATAGCATTATTATTTGATGAGTCTTTTTTAATTTTATAAAAAACAACATTATTGATTGAAATTTCTGACTTGTTGTTTTCATCAAGTTTTAAATATGAGTTTAAATTATCTTCTGTTAATGCAATAATTTCAAAATAATAACCATTATTAGTTTCTGGATTTAATAAAACAGCAAGCCCACCTGAGCCACCACCAATATTAATGTTTCCACTGGGGTTATCTGCACTAGAATTATAATAAGTTGTGCTTCCTATTGGAGTCTGAGTTCTTAAATCATTGTTTTCAATCTTACCTATAATTCTCATTCTTGTACCAAAATGTTTATAGGCATTATCTAATTGTTTATAAACGTAAGAAGTAAAGTTTAGTGGCTTTTCAGTTGTTTTAAATGATGGTCCATTAAAAACTAAAGCAGAAGACTGTATTGTTCCAGATTTGGTTGAAGGTAAACTGTTAACGTCTGTTTCTGTTAAATAATTGGTTGACATAAAATTTTTAATTATGCTATTTCTTGTTGATTGCCTTGCAACTGGATTGTTAACCCCAGCAGTTCCTAATACAGTTGCAGGCAAAGAAACGTCTTCATCTAATTGAGTAGTAAATAATAATTGAGATTGCATCTCTAGGCCACGAACATAATTGTTGTTTGACCAATAACTATTTATGCCAGCAAAATGAGGAACTATTGGGGTTCCAAATTGTCCACGACCATGATCTACAACTGGTCCGTTTTGAAGTCGTGTTATGCCATCAACAGTCTCGTAATATGGTGTTGAGTAAATTCTAATTATTCCTGTTGGATAGATCTTTCCATTAAAAGGAAGAGAGGCAAAATACTTTTGATATTCTTGATTGCTGCTAATAAAAACATTACCTACACCTGTAATGGAAAATTCTGCAGCATCATACCTTATAACTTCTCCATTTGAATATAAGTATCCATTATATCTTGTAAGCCAGTAAATGTTTTCACCAAGATCTATTAAGTTATTTGTAAGTATATTTCCCACAACAACAGGAGCCGTACCTACTAGGTCTGAGTTTAATGGCATTGCTCCTAATACATAGTTTCCCTGCTTTGATGCTTGCTCATTAATAGTTTTTGTTGATTCTGTACCAGCAACCTCCCATAGCAAAGATGGCTTGTAGATCCAACTTTTTTCTTTATCAACCATTGAAGACTGCCTTATAGATCCATAAGATCTTTGAATATACCTAGCAGTATAATTAATCTTTCCATCATTGTAGATTTTTTTGTCTTGCGATGCAATAGAAATTATGTTAGGTAAATTTCCAGAAGTAGCGTTTTCTATAATTCCAGTATCTGATTGATTATTTGATCCAGAAATAACAAAATCAACTGGTCTCTGTGTAGCAGTTGGCATAAGGTAGTCTTTGCTCATGACAACAAAGTTATTGTATTCATCAAAAAACATTGCTGTCTGTGTTGATATTGCCAACTGATTTAAAACCTCTGCTACGTTTTGATCTGGTGCAATAAAGAAAAATGGAATTATGGGATCATTTTCTCCCTCAACACGCTTAAAGGTGTAATTACTAAATCCAACATAGTCTAGTAATAATGATATTCCATAACTTAAAGAAGTTTGAGTTGTTAAAAGTCTTGGTGCTGGCATTGATTCTAAAAAGAAAAAGAAATCTCTTAACTCTAAAGAAAGTGTGGCAGCCGTTACATCTGCTTGAGGCATTCCTTCTGAGTAAAGTGTTTTAATCGGAACCGAATATTCATCACCTTGAACATCAAAAATTGATTCATAAAAACTAAACTTAATATTTTTTCTTATATATTTATTAATTATGCTAGAAGTATTATTTTCATTAAAGGCTTGGTCATCATCAAATAAAGACAAACTTCCAGTTGATGCTAATAATTGTCCTACAGGAAGAGATGTAACTCCAATATCAGAAAGAATTTTTTTTATTTGAAAATCAATTACTTTATCTGAAATATTAACGACTAGTCTAGGAGACATTTCAATTAAATCAAAAGTACAATCAAACTTATTCATTGTCTCTGCAACAACTCTAATACCACGAATATAGGAAAAGTCTCTATACGTTATGGAGTTATTTGCATCATTGGTAAAAAAATCTGGATTAGTTAAGTCGGTTATTAACTTTGTATTTTTGTTTAATATTCCAGATCCTAAATCCCATCCATACTCTGGAATAAAAGTATCGTACTCTTCACTTAGGCCATTCCAAATATAGTACTCTCCACGATCATTTTCATTTTCAACAACAAAATAAGCATATCCATCAAGGGACATCTCTGGCAGCAAGGTTGTAGATGTTAGTCTTTCTGCAAAAACAAATCTTGATAAATACTCTGATGGTATCTTTAGTCCATATTCTAACTCAACATATCCATCTTCTGAAATAATTGCTGAAGAATCTTCTCGTACAGAATTTTCATTAAATGCATATGCATCTATCCAGTTATCGTTATTTAAATACTGAATCTTCCACCTAACTGGAGTTGTTTTATTTGCAGCACCAAAAAAGGGATCCCCTATACTTTCAGACTGAGTTATAAATGGACCAAGATCTGCAGTTCCAACGTTTGTCTGCATTTTTATAACAATCCTGTTTGCTGGAACATTTTCTTTATAAACGACAAAAGGAACTGCATCATCTATGTAGTTAAGGCCATTAGATATATCTTTTGCAACACCACGTTCAATATTGTCTTCTGTTCTGTATGATGACCAATATTTAAATTCATCATATCTTGATGGCATATAATATCTTGGTCTCTCTGCTAATCTTGCTCCAGAGTTTGATATATATCTGTTATTAAAGTATGAGGCTTTATTAATTCCCGAACGTGGCCTAAATGGTTTTACACAATCTTCTAAAGAATAAATCATTTTTATTTTTTCTTTAACTGATGTAAATAGTTGAGGTACTCCCAAATTATCAAATCCACCATCTACTACTATATCTGCATCTGTAGCACCTGTATAATAGTTTCCAACATCTAGTTGATCAAAAGTTATGGGGAGTGTTCTATATTGAACATCTGATCCAATAGGTCTGTATCTATAGTTACCAAGTTTAAATATATTCTCTGGTAGGTTCATGTTCCACTCAGCCAACACTAAGGATTTAAGGCTTATCGTTGAAGAAGTTTCTAGGTGTGTCTTTAATACTTCACTTACAAACATTTAGACCTCTTCCAGTGATACCGAAATATTCCAGAGGTCATGATTATTACCACCACGCTTTACGACAGAGTAAGAAAAATCTGCAATATAGACTTGCATAATTTGATTATATTGCGCTAGATGTCCATAGGAATCGTTTTCACTTCCAAAGTTTGAATATTTATCATATGCCATATACATCCAAAAAGGACCTGTATGATTTTCGTACCAGTCTAAAAGTTCTACTCCTCCTGCACCACCATCTGAAGTAAACTCACCCCCTGTATTTTTTTCAGGTGATATCCCATCTTCGTCAAACTCTGCATTTTGATAATACCCCCTTGAAGGAAGATTACTCCAAGCAACAGACATGGTTAGTTTATCTGCAATGTGATAGGATCTCATGCGTCCATTAATAGTTCTTTGTCGTTGTTCTATTCTAGTCGGGGTAAAGTTTAGTTCCCCTCGGTTATGGTCAGAAAGAACAATAAATTGATTAATTAAATTTTCATCTGTAGAAGCATCAAAATTGCCTTGAATCTCATAACCATTAGGAACATATAGCCCATTAACGAGTGTGCCTGGGTTCTCAGACCATAACAAGGCCTGGGGGCGTTGATACCTACGTCTACCTGTTAAATACGCTGCTGTAGCCATTTAAGCCCTTTGACTCCTTATTCTCTGTGCATCTATGTTTTTAATTTGTGTCATGACTGCTCTTGCAATATCTTGAGGATTTGCACTAGATCCACCAACATTAATTCCTACATTATAATTATACACTGAACTAGAGTTATTATTTACAGAAGTTGAATTTGAGATATTTGAAGAGGCAGGTAAATTTGCTGAAGAGGTTTGATATTTTGGTGCGGTCATGCTCTTTTTTAACATTGATGGGAATTTAGATCCGTTTATTGCTCCAAGCAGTGGTCCAAATGCCTTTGCTGCGTTTTTATTAACTATAAACTCGCCAGGAGTAAGCATTGCTGGAACTGTATCTGTTCCTTTTGCAAAACCACCCATAGCAAATTTCATTGGCGCAATGAGGCCACCCTTTGCTGCTACTTGAATTCCAAATCTTCCACCTGGGCCACCACCGCTACCACCAGTAGCGTTTGGATCAATAGTTGGCAATGTTGCATCATAGGCTGCTTGTGCTAGTGCTAGTAGTCTTGCTGCTTCTTCTGCAGCGGCAATGGCTGCAAGTTTGCGCTCCATGGCAGCATCGCTTCCAGCCTTACCACTAAGAGAGTCTGCATATGCTGCTGCTGCATCTGCTGCTTCTTGTGCTGCATCAAGTTCTTCAACTATTGTTATAAATTCTTCAAGCGCTGCTTCATCTGCTGCAGTTGATGTTGGTGGAACATAAGCGTTTAAATCATTTCCTGAAGGAGAAGTATATGGGCTTGATGATGAAAAGTTCATTGAAGATAATGCAGCCATTGCAGCAATAATTGAATCCATAAGATCTTTCATAGTTTTAAGTGGGCCATTATTTATTTCTGTTAACTTATTTTTATATCCATCAAGTTGAATCTGTATGGATTCCCAACCAAGTTTTTCAGTTTCAATTGCAAGAAGTTTTGCATTTAGTATTTCTTGATTCTTGTCAAGTTCTCCTTGAAGAGCATCTAGTTTTGATTGTGCGGTTGCAAGTTGGTTATATTTTAATCCATCAATTACTCTTTCAATGTTTCTAATTAGAAGAAGTTTTTCTTCTCTTAATTCTGTTATATTATAAACCTGATCTTCTAGTGAAAGAATCTGCTCTTGTACTATCTTTCTTTGTTGCTCAATAGCATAAGATTCTTGAGCAATTCTAAACTGCTCTGCTTCAATCTGTACCTTTGTCATACCACTTGAAGATACTAGTTTGTCAGTTTCAGCCTTTCTTGCTGCTGCAAGTAATTCTCCAGACTTACGATTTGCTGAATCTGCTGCAGTTGTACGCATGTCATTTGCCAGTTGCGCTGCTGCAGAGATATCACCTTGAGACAGGGCATCAGCAAGAGAGATTCTACTCTTTTCCTGTGAGGCAATTTCTTGATTAAGTTCAGATATTTTTTGTAGTGCTTTTTCTTGAGCATCATACTTCTCATTAATTGCTTCTGTAGCCTTATCAATTAAGGTTAAGTCATTTGATAATACCGCTGATCTATCAGAAAGAACCTGAAGTGGTCTATCAAAATTAATATCCATACTGCGTTGAGAGTCATTAATTTTTTCCTGAAGATCGTCAAGGAAATTTTGACCAATGGCTGGATCATACTTAAGTGTAAGATTAATTGCATCAATCTTGTCTTGTTCTTTTTGAATACTATCGTTAATAGATTTAACATCAAGTTCTGCAGTCTTAATCTTAGCCTTTAAACCTATATTGGCTAAATCAAATTGATTTTGTAATGTTCTAGATTGAAGATCAAGAGATGCGATATTTGCATCAATTGATTCTTGTGTGCTTTGTTCAAATGTAAGTGATTGCTTTCTAATTAATTCAAGCATATCATAATACTCTTTAGTCTTTTCTATTAAGTCGCCAAATTTGTCTTTAATATTTACAGTTGCATCTGCTGAGCCTATAGCCCAAATATTAGACTTGTCTTTTAATATTTCAAGGATGACTTCTTGTTTTACACCAGCAGCAGTAAGTTTTTTGAATGCTTCAATTTGCATATTTGTTTCTGCAATATTATCATTAAGTTTTATTGTGCTTAATTGATAATTAAGTTCAATTGTTTTCTTTATTTCTTTATTTAACTCTATCTGCTCTTCCTTAGTGGCTTTCAGTCCACCTTGTGCTGCAATTTTTGCTGTTAGTGTTGCATCCTGTAATATCTTTTGAATCTCAATTGAGTTATAGCCTTCTTTTGTTAACAGTTGATGTGCTGCAACTTGATTTTCAATTTCTTTACTTGCATCCTTGACATCTTGAATGTATCCACCAATAGTTGCTTTGCGGAATCCCTCGTTAATAACTATGAAGTCATCTTTAAGACCAGTAATTCTTCCATTCTTTTGAATATTAAATAGAGTCTCTGACCATAACTTAAACTGTTCTGCATCCAAACCTCTAATAATTTCCATAAAGTCTTTATCAATAGAAATTCCAGCATCCTTTGCTGCTGCCTCTATTTGTTTAATTGCTCCAGCCTGTGCATCAAGTCCTGGGTTTATTGAGGTTTTACCACCATCTTTAAGAAACTTCCTTAAAGATATTAGAGGAGTGAGAGCATTAAAACCGCCCTCTTTAACTAATTTAAGTCTTTGAGCAAGATCATTAAGAAAAGATTCATCTCTCTTTGGACCCTCATCTTTAGGAGTTACTGGTCCACCAGTTTTAGTTGTGCTTGGAACTGCTGCTCCAAATAACTGTGTTCTAATTTTTTCCATTGCAGCCTTAGTTGCTGCTTCTATATTCTTTGGATTTTTTACAAATGATTGTAGTGCAGCAGCAGCAAGTCTTCCAGTTTTTGCACCCTTAGCCTGTTTTTGGAATGCAGTCTTAAGTTCTCTGTCAAGTATTGCATCAAAACTGTCGCTAAACTCAATAGATCCCATGGTTATGATTGCTTGGAACTGTAAGTCTTTAGGGAGTTTAGATATTGCAGTCCAATCCCTAATTGCAGAATCTAGTGTTAAGTTTTTACCTTCTCCACCTGCTTGTTCTTGCATTTTTATAAGTGCTGTCTTTGTTACTTTTCCATCAGGGAATGCCTTATTTAGTGCAGCAATTTCTGATCCAACCCTCTTAAGTCTGTCAAGGTCTGCCTTTTGTGTTTCAATACTTAGTTCAATTCCAACATATTCTGGAACTTTTCCAAGTTCTTCAATAGCAGACATTGTTGCATCGGCTTCAGTCTTATTCATATGCTTCATAGCAAATACAAGTTGCTTTTGGTTATTTTCATTTGGAAGCATTGTTAAAATTGTAGAAAGTCTTTGAACTCCTTCTGTTCCTTGTACGGTAACAAGGGTTTGTAGTCTCTTTTGAATATCTCCACCAGTTTTTGTTAATGTGCTTACAAGTGTTGATGCTTCCATTGGTGTTAGTACATCTGACGTTACTAATGTTGAAATCTCAAGAGTTACTTTGTCATTCTTTATTTGATCAAGTTGTGATTGTAGTGCTGCAGCCTGTGCCTTAAGTGGTGCATTGTCCTTAAACTTGTCTTGCATTCCAACTGCAAATGCTTCCATATATTTATCACGTACTTGTCCACGGCCAGAGCCAAACGGACTAAGTGTTTCTCCAAGTGACCTCTTTGAAACATTATCATAATTAGATGAGGCAGATCCTAAAAGTTCTGCCTGCTTTGATCTTAATGTCTTTAGTCCAGACTGTTTCTTAGACTCTAGTTCAGCAATTTGATCATCTATGGCTTTGCGCTCTTGCTCTGTCTTTAATGTTTGTTTCTTGAGTTGAAGATTTGCAATAGCAGAATCATACTGAGATGTAAGAGCATCTATACTTGCTTGTGATGCAGCCACATTTTGTGATACTACTCCTTGTAGCATTCCTGCTGCCTGACCTATTGCAGCCTTTTCTTTACCCTTTTGCCATTGTCTAATTGCTGTTTCAATACCACCAAAAATAACTGTTGATACTGCTAATCCAACTAATCCTGCTGGTGCTCCAACTCCTGTTGCACTAACTCCTGCAGACCCAATTGTTCCAGCAACTCTTGCTGCCTTTACAACCTTTAGCGCTGTTCCAATTTTTCCTGCATTTCCTGCTTTTGCAATTGCTGCTTCTTGAGAAAGAAGAGATGTTGCACCTAGCCCACCTTGAACCATGTTTGCTGCTTGAATACCTGCTCTTGCCCCTAGAAGTCCACCACCAATTGCTCCTGCTCCTAACTGACCAATTTCTGACTTTGTATTAATTCCCCGTTGTTGACTAGCAACTAGGTTTAGATTTTTAAGAGCAGCCTTTTGTAAATTTTGTCCAGTAGTTATTAGATCAACCTGAACTTGTAATGGGTTGCTAACAAGGTTTTCTCCATTAGGACCAAGTAGTTGAATTAACCTTCCTCTAACATCAAGTTCAAGTTTTGCATCTTTTAGATTTCTTGTAAGTGCAACGGCAATAGATTCTGCCTGTCCTCTATCTAGTACCCCCTGTGATACTGCAGTTCCTAGTTGATTTACCAATGAGTCTACCGCTGCGCTCTCACCAAGATCTGTCATTGCCTTGTCAAAGGATGTTTTTAAGTTTTTACCAAAGTCACTGCTTGAAATAATATTATTTCCAAATTCCATGCTTACTGGAACTATGTCAGTATTTCTTCCTGCTCTTTTTGCTGCAGCAACTTGAGTAATAGAAACTCGTCCAGTAATCTTTCCAAGTTCTTCAAGTCTCTTGGTAGTCATTGTCATTGACTCTGCTTGCTTCTGTCCTTCAATGATATTTTTTCTAATTGTAGATGCTTGCATTTTAAATACCGCAATTAATCCAACGGCAGTTGCTGCAAGTAATTTAAGTGGACTATTAAGCATTGGTAAGAGCATAGTTAACATAGACAACATCATTATTGCGTCCATATTCTTTGCTATAGCACCTTCTGGATTCTTTTGAGCAACCATACCTGCAGCCATCGGAATCATCATTCCAGCCATCTGCATAGGCATCATCTTTTGAGTAAAGTTCATTCTATTCATTTGACGCATATTGGCACGTTCTGCTGCTGATGCGACCCTACTTGATCCATCATCATTTAGCATTGTTTGAGACACGTTTCCGTAACCACCCAAGAATCCACGGAACCCACGAGTCTTGTCCTTACCAAAAGCCTCAGTTGTTTTATCTGCTGTTTTTCCAAGATCTGCAATTTTTGGTGTTGCAAGCACTAACTTAGAAGCAACCTTATCAATTGCCTTAAATAGCCTATTAGTAGACTTTGTTGCAGCAGTGGCTTGTGCAACTGGATTACTGCCAGTTCCAACTGATGCACTTCCTATTGGCCCTGCATACTGTCCTCCAGGTCTTAGTGATGCAGGTGTTCCAAATGGAATATTTGATTCTGCAAAGCCAGGAACCTTGTCAGCAATCATTGAACGAATAAGTGGCATGTACTTTGCAGATTGCTTTGCAGGAATTACGGCTTCACCTGGAGAAAGCATTGCAGGCTGAATATCTCCAGCACCCTTTGGTCCAGGAACAGAGACAATTCCGTTTGCCAACTTCATTGTAGGCTTAACCTTAGAATGAACTTCTTGGAACTTAGACCAATCTACATTATCTCTTCCAGCCTTAAGGCGATCAATCATTCTTTGATAGACAACTTTTTCAATACCTGTTAAACCAAATGATGCAACAGTCTTTTCTAGTTTTGGTAGAACACGATTAATCTCTTTAATTATTTCATCTTGATACTGCGCTGGTGTCATTGACCTTGCAATATCAGCAGTGTTTTCAGCAAATGCTTTTCTAGCACCGCCCTTAACACCAAGCAAATTGATCATTGCTTGATCTTGCATTGATGGCATCTTGAAGTTAAATTCTCTTGCCCCTGATGCCTTACCAAATACTCCAGCAGCACCTACGTCTGCTAGTGTTCCTCCAAATACGTTTGATGGAGATAAATCTTTATCCCCTCGTAATGTTGAAGCAACTAACTGCTTAAAATATTCTTCCTTAGAAAACTTTGTTCCACCTGTTGCAAAGGCTGGGTTGTATGGTGATTCAAGAACAATAATCTTACGCTTACCAGTAACATCTGTTGGGTCAATCATTGTCTTAATCTTTTGCTCTGGAGCCTGTAGACCATGAGCCTCTCTAGCAATAACTGTTGCTCTTTGTTCTGCTAATGCTGCCTTTTCATCAAGTACTGGCTTAACAAAAACTACTTCTCCATTTGGCTTTCTATAGATTCCACCGATACCTGGAATTGGGAAACTGTGACCTGAAGTATCTTGTAACTTTACGCCATAGTTTGTTGGTGGTTCATCTCTAAACCTACTTGATCTTACACGAGCATCTATCTGTTGAGCCATTGATCTGTTTTTAGAAACGGTCTTAAATGGTATTGGCATTCCCAGAGAAACAACTCCACGCAAAAATCCTGGAAGTTCTTCGTCCTTTGGTCTAAATCTCTTGAAAGATCTTATTGTTTCATTACTTAAGCCAGCGTCTTGTAGCAATGATAGTTGATTTGTTTTTGAACCAAATTTTTCATAGTATCCAGAAGAAAGTCTTCTGTCTATTGTTGCATGAACTGCTTTTTGAACTGCTGTTCTTTGAGATGCAGGTATATCTAAAATTAATTTACGGGCAGCCTCTGCTTGTGCTCTTTTTGATATGTGCATTCCGCCAAGAGAGGTTCCTGAAATATTTTGAAAAAATGTATTGAAAAATCCTTGTTCTTCGAATACATTGCTTGGCGCATTTCTTTTAAACTGTGTTAATCCTGGTAACTCGTCTACCTGTCTATCTGTAAACCTATGGCTAAAGGCTGGAGAGTACTGAAACTCTTTAGCCCTTGATCCTTGAACATTTTGAACTTTTAGAATATCGTCTTGTGTTATTCCATATGGATTGCCTGGAGTTTTTGCAAGTAACTTTAATTCTTCAATTTCTGCTTTATGAGTAGCAACAAGTTCTTTATAGATTGGTGAATTTTGATATTTTGATCTTAAAGATGTAACCTGTGATGGAACACGACGATTTCTTTCTGATTGAAATTTAGCAAGTCTACCCATCAAGTCTTTACTTGGACTAGTAATTTCTTTTCCATTAAGATTTTTTCTTATAATTGCATGAAGAAGTTGTTCCTCTGTAGTATCTTTTCTTCCTCTAGTACTAAGCCATTCATCATTTTCTTTAAGTTTTTTCTGAACATATTCTTTTTTACCTGCAGGAATATAGAAGAACTTATCTCCAACAGAAACCCTAACTCTATCTCCTTCTGTAGCAAATGAAATTCCTCTAACTCCAGAAGAAATAGGAATTACTGGCGCTTTTGCTCCTACTACGCCTCTTGTTGATACAGCCCTTGCAGTTGCTGGCATAGCGCCAAGTCTTCCAGCCATAAAACCTGGAACCTTGTCTTGGATAATCTGATTAATAAAGCCTGCATACTTTTGTGTTTGCTTTGTTGGAATAACAGACTCTCCAGGTGAAAGCATTGCTGGAACTACGTCTCCTGCTCCCTTTGGTCCTGGAACTGATGTTGTTCCTCCCGCAAATTTCTTAGGAAGTATTACTCCACCCCTTGGCATAAACATTCCTGGGTTTGTTGCTGCAAATGATCCCATTGCTGCATTGGCCTTAGTATATACGGCCATCAAAGATGATAGCGCTGTTGATTCTAATGCATATGCTGCAGAAAGTTGTTGGTGCTTAGAATAAAGGGCATTACTAATAGATATGTTTTCTAATTCTTCTTGTGTTAGGTACTGCGTTTTTAATGCTGCATCACTTGATCCAGCAGAAAGTTGCTGATATCCTTTGCGAAGCACCTGTAGTCCCTTTACAGAGTTTGCAACAGCGTTTGCAAGCAAACCAAATGTCATTAGAAATAGAGGTCCAAGACCTCCAACAACAACAGTTATAACTCCAATAGCCTTTTTAATTCCATCTGGAAAACTATTAAATTTATCTGCCATTCTTGTTATAAATTCAATTACAGGAGTCAGTACCTTTGCAAACAATTCTCCAATAGGGGCTATAGACTTTTTAAGTCTTTCTACTGAGCCAACTAACTTGTTCATTGGAGAGTCTGCTTGAATCTTTAATTCTCTCTGGCTTAAGATTGCAAGTTCTTCAACTGATGCATTTGTTAGTTGAAGTACACGAGCAGCCTGAGTTCCTTCTCTACCAAGGTTATTTAAAAGTGCAGAAATTCTTGCAAATTGGTATTTTCCAAATACCTTTTCAATTACTCTAGAACGCTCAAGATCAGTTAATGGCTCTAGTGCTTTTGCAAATCCAGTTACTGTATTTCTTAAGTTTCCAGCATTTGCTTCAACAATTCCCTTAATGTTAATTCCAACGGCTGCTGCTGCTTTTGATGCAGCATTACTTGGGTTAATTAAAGATGCAAGACCTGACTTGAGTGCGTTAGCGCCTTGTGCTGCAGAGATTCCACCTTCTTGCATTGCAGCCATAAAATATGCTAAATCTTTTACGTCACCACCAAGTTGTTGAATAACTGGTGCAACTTTTGGAATTGCTTCTGTTAAATCTTCAAGTGCTACGACTGTCTGGTTTTCAACAGCGTTAAGAAAGTCAATTGTTCCAGCCATCTTTCCTGTATCAATTTGGAAAGCATTCTTAAGTGCAATAGTTGTTTCTAGTGCCTTTTCTTGTGTAACTCCACCAAGTACTGCAAGTTTATTTGTTTGCTCTACAAGGTTTTCTAACCCCTTACCAGAAAAACCTGCTGCTGCTGCATCGGCTGCAGTCTTAATAGTATCTGAAACCTTAAGTCCATACTTTGTATATTCATCAGCAAGTGCACGTATATTTTTTAATGCAGCATCAGTTGCACCTTGATCTGTAAAAATATCTCCATATACTTTTTTAAATCTAATTACTTGTGTTTCAATTTCTTTAAATGTTTTAATTGCTTGTGCACCAAAAAGCATGAGCGGAATGGTAAAACCAACCATAAGTTGGCGACCCGCCCACTGAGTATTCTTACCAAAATTTAATAATTTTGTAGCGCCATCATCAACTAACTTATTAAATAGTTGCTGACGCTGTGTTGCCATCATTAACTGGGTTGTTACATCTCTATAGTTAAGGGCTTTTGGACTAAACTTCATGGCGTTCATAGCGCCTTGTGCATCACGACCTAGTTGAACATACTGTTGCTGTAATGTCTTTACACGTTTTTCAACTAACTTTCCAACTGTTTCAAATTCACTACCAAAAAACTTTCCAAAAGTCTTGGTAGATGCCATACCATATCTAAAATATTCTTTAAGAGACAATCTTTGTCTATCAAGTTTTTCAGCAAACTGCTCAGATGCTGTGCTCATTCTGGTCATAGATGCTGTCCACTGACCAGTGGCGTTTACGTTATGTAAAAGAGATTGTGCGTATTTTGCCTGTGCTGCTGCTGCAGCCTTTGTTCCAACGATTAAGGAACGGTTAAGGGCTGTGAGTTCCTTCTCAAGTAGACGCAATTGCGCCATTGCTTGTGAAGTATCAATATTTATAAAAATATTGCTATTTGTATCTCCAGCCATTAACCGTTAACCTTCAACCGTTAAAGTTCTTCTTGTGCTAAAGCAAGTAAAGCGGTATCTGAAAGATTAATTCCAGACGCTGCCTCAATGATTGAATAAACCGTAGGAAGATCAATTACATCCTCAAGTTTTTCAATGCTTTCCCCCAACTCTGGCTTATACTGCTCCATAGCGATTGCTACACACTCAATCAAAAGTGTCATAGACTTATCGTTATCATTTTGGACTGCCCCCAAGCCCTCAAACTTCTTCATAAATTTACGTAAAAGTGAGATCTTGAGAGGTCTTACCTTGATCTTTGTTCCATCAATCAGGGTAATTATTTTTTCTTCGTGTACTGTTGTAGTCATAACTTCCTCTCAGTAAGTTACCTCAATTATAGCATAAACAGCCTATTACATTAGGTTTTCGTAGTCAAGACCCATGCCTATGCCAAACCCTGCTTTTCGTGCAGTTGCCCCCTGTAAAGATAATACATCATTGCTATCGCTGGTTTGACCACCACTAAATACTCTAGCCTTCATGTCTTCCCATTCCTTTTGGCCTCTATCTTTATTACTTTCCCCGTCTAAATCCACACCTTGAATTGCTGCAAGAAATTTTTTTTCTTGATAGTCTAAATCTCTAATTGATCCGATTGTTGCCACTAGTTCAGGCATTGACAGATTTGCTTCTAGTTCTTGATAGTCTTTCCATATGCCAAGTAAAAATATCTCAGACTCCAATTTTGCTAAATCTAATTCATCCCAACCGCTACCCAGGCTGTCTTGCTTGAGTGCTTGCTCTTTTACTGGCTCGTCTACTTCTCCATTAACACTAATACCACCACCAATATTAATTATTTTATAAATTGTTGGTAGATCAACATTGTCTTCAAGGTTTTCAATTGTCCCTGCAATTTCTGGTTTATACTGTTGCATAGCAATTCTTGCACATTCTGACAAATAGGATATTGATTCAATATCATTTTTTGATTCTTTTATTAAATGGAATGCTTCCATAAACTCTCTAAGATATTTAATCTTGAGAGGATAAATTTCTATCTGTTCGCCATCCATTAATGTTATTATGTCTGACTTATATATTCTTGTTGCCATCTTATCAATTTTACCACAAACAAAAAGCCCACCCCCAGTTAAGGGAGTGGGCCAGTTGTCAGTTTATATTAAATTGAGTTTGATGCCCAAGTACGGTCAACGATCTTACCGTATGATCCTGAAGCGTCCTCTGGTAGTAGACGGAATGAAACTTCAAACATTGAAGCCTCATCACGCTTTGCTGAAACTGTTACGTTTTCAATAGACAAAGCACGGTATGCTGTGTAGACACGCTCAATGTATGGAGAGTCTGCACAATCACCTGTTCCTGGTCCAACAGCACAGATTGCACGCTCTACTGGACATTCTCCGATGTCACCTGCAGAAAGATTCAATGTTCTTCCCGCTGATGTCAACTTGTTTCCAGATAGATCGTCTGAGTTTGCTGCCAATGCGAGAAGCAAGTTCTCCAAAGTAGCCTCAGCAAAAGCAGTTGCAAGATTAACCTGCATACCCTGCTTGTAAAGTTTTGCAACGTCAAGAATCTGGTCTACCTGGACTTCACCGAAGTCTGGTTGGAACTGCATTTCAAGACCGTTCATGGTATAACCTACGTTATCGTAAGCAGCGTTATCAGCCAAAGTTTCCTTGTATGATTCACCGTTTACAAAAGCGGCCATTGTACCTGGCGTTAGGGTTGTATCTGCAACGAAAAGCGCTGCTGCACCAACGATAATGTTGGTTGATGTTCCACGACTATATGCCATTTATTCACCTCTTCCTTAAATAGATATTAAGTTGTTTTTGGCGTTATTTGTTTCCTCAGCCATAATTATAACATTGTTTTATATAACTATTTTATTTGCATTGGACAGCCTGGCTTCAGGGGCCCAGTTATGGCTTGTTAGGTCTTTGTGCTGGTGATAGTCAAAATCAATGATGATCTTGTTTCCGCCATAGGTACGGGCTGTTCCAAAGTCAATGATGTCTCTTGTTTCTTCAAGTTGGTAGACCTTAAAATTATGGAATAGAAACATGCTATCTACTGTACTTCCATCATCTAGACTTATCTTTCTATTGGCGCACCAGGCATTTAACTCCTGGGCTGACTCATCTCCACGGTCAAGTAGTCTCAAAACTGCCTCTTGAATTTTTATCATATTAACCGTATTATTTGCTGCTGTTGCATAAAAATAATATAATATCTGCTCACACTTAATGTGTGGAAAACCACTTTTATTCATTTTTATAAGTCTGTCATAAACACACATAACTCCATCAGGGGATTGTGACCATGTTTCTGTTAAGTCATCAAGGGTTGTAGGGCTAGATGGGAAGAATGGAAGCCTTGAAAATCCTGCCAGAGTTTCAACTTTTTCCTGCAAGTACTTATTAATCCAAAGAATTGGAGTATTTATTACATCTGTATTAGCCATTTATTATCCCCGCATTCGCTATCCATCTATATCCAACATCTAATCCTTTTGATCTTCCTGACTTCTTGCCTGACTTAATATTCTTCTTATATAATATAGGATTTTCTAAGTAACTTGATATACCGCTTGATCTTAAAAATGCTTGTGTAAAATATTTTGTAAAGAAAGAATCAATTACCTTTTCAAATGATCCTTTTGTGGCATCTCCTCCAGGATTGTCTACAGTTACGCTATTTTTAGTAAATACCGTCTCTCCATCTTTTTCAAATACAAGCACATCAGAGTTTCTTGGTGTAATTACTACTGGTATTCCTTCTTCCATTATTCTTGCCTTGTCATAAAATGGAACCCTTGATCCCTCTTTTATTGATTTTGATTGTTTAAAATTTGTTATAAAAGATAGTCCTTGATTACTTACTGTATATTTTAAATCATATAGCCTTGCATTTGGACTTCCCACTTGTGACCACTCATATATATGGTTTAAGGCTTCTGGATTTACTCTTGCATTTGAATCAATATATTTTTCTAACATCTCTGACACACTTAATCCAAGATTATGAAAAAATACTGTTTTGCCTGCATGAACTCCATCTACATATCCAAATGAGTATTCAACTATATTATTAAGATCTTTTTTAAACTGTCTTGTATCTATCACTAATTTCATCATATATCAGATGCCTGGTTCTCTGAACGACGGATAACTAATGCAAAATGTTCTGGTTCTCCAAATGGTCCAATGATTGGAGACTGAGATTCTATTTCATAAATTGTTGACTTTCCAGCACGTGTACCAGATGTTTCTACGTAGATGGGAACATCGTTTCTTGTTCTAATATTTGTAACAATAACATTAGTTATTGCGTCTGCATTTTGTTCTTCTGAAAAACGAATATCTTTTTTTGTTCTTCCTACTAAGACTTTCTTTAGTGTTATATTTACGTTTGGCTTTACTTCTTCATCTACCGTGCCGTCTTTAGAAAAGTTACAAACAACTGTTTTATTAAATACCCAGGTCTTCTTAACATTTCCATAAGTACCTTGTTCTACTATTGGATAGTAAACGTCTGCCTTCATTGGGTACATGAAGTCTGTCTCTTCACATAGATCCATTACAGAACCCAGGGCTTAGAGATATTGTTAACGTATTTGTCTAAAATTTTATCTACTAGAATGTTACCAGTGCCGTCAAGGAGTCTCTTGTCGTACTCAATCTTAAATTGCTCAGTGCTGTATGACTTTACATATCTCTTATAATAATCTAGTTTTCCACACTTAATATCATTAATAAGCATTTTTGTTGCATCTTGGATATCATATGGAACAACCTTATGTCCAACTTCTAGCAAGAAAATATAGTCAGTTCCTTCTGCAAAGCCAACACCAGCACTTACAGTCTGAACGTTTCCACTATCTTCTGTATCAAACATAGAGATTGAGTCAGAGTATGCTAGAGGGATTCTTGCTGGTTTTCTTTCTGCACGGTTCAGTCCATCTGTTAACTCAAGAGGGTCTTTTGTTATTGCACTCTTGTCTTTAGTTATTAAATAGTTAAAGACTCCAAGTGTATTTGGTGTTTCGGATGAGTCATAAACTAATTCTGCATTTTCGTGTACCGTTAGAATTTTATGGGTTTTATCCCAAAGCGGTATGTAATCAGTTCCCTGACCAACAACTTCTAAGTAAGACCTCTTATAGTAAAATCCATCAGTAAATGCATCAATGATTGCTCTTGCAAGTTTTTCATGCTCTACATACTCTGCTATCTCAGTAGGGGTTGTTCCTAAAGTTGCTGGATCTACATACGGTCTTGTTATGTCTAGATTATCTTCTACTACGATGTCTCCACGAACATCCTGAACTCCAGAGACTGTAAGGCTTTCATAAATTGTAACTGGGTATGACTTATCATACTTAGTATATTCTCCAGTGAGTTCATATGTTACTACAGAGTTTTGATTTGACTGAAGAATGATCTCTGATTCTACTTGCTCTAGAAGGTCTTCAATTACAAGAATATATTCTGTAGATGGCTCTGGAACTGTATAAGATACAGATAAAGGGTATGGTGGCTTGCGTAGTATTTCCATTATTTACCGTAATAACTCGCTAATTCTTCAGGTGTCGCAATGCGAACCTGCTTACGTGTTAGCCATTTTTCTGATGCTTCTTTGGTTACAATATTATAACCTGGGGTTAGTTGGCCAACCTTTACCCAATGCATACTTTTAGTTGAATATATTGCAACTTTTTCATTTGTTTTACTTGGTGCAGCAACTTCTTTATTTGGGTCTGGAATAAAACTGCCTATTGTTTCCAATATCTGCATTTTTGTTGTTGCCCCATCTAGATTAATATTATTCTTTTTGGCATAGGACTTTAACTCAAAAACTGTTTTTGTAACTAATTCTTCAATTGTCATAAGTATATCCTCCTATGTTATTATACCAGAATGTGAAGAAGGAGGGCAGTTGTTACACCGCCCTCCTCATTCAATTATTTATGAGTATTACTCAGAAGTAGAGTTTGCATCTGCATAAGCAACTGCATCTAGTTCTTCCCATTGAATACCAAAGCGGACGAATACTGTGTATTCAATTGTATCCTTCTTTGGCTTGTATTCA